GCATATTCTGTCGCAATGCTCGCACCAGAAGTTGTTGTCCTCAGAGCCGGCAGCCACAACTGGATTACCGCAGCCACACACCATTAGTACAGAGAGAGTCATTCCCGTCTGTTCGTCTATCATTGTATAGCCGAAGTAATCAAGTTCCGGCTTTAGTTCTGGTTCGGCAGTCAGCTTCAATTTCTCTTTTGGCAGAAGCAGCCTAGCTAACCACCGTCTAATCATATGTTTCTGGTGGTAGTTCTGTTAATCGAAATCGGACCACGTTGCCATTTTCCACAGTTCTGACACTGGAATCTTTGGTAAGTTCCGGATGCAGTAACTGCAGTTCCTCTGCGCTGCAGGTCCTGTGAGGCGCAGGCCAAGCAACCAGACTCCAGCCCATCGTGAAGCAATCTGTTTGGATGGTTAGTAATCCATGGCTTTAGCTTCTCGTATAGGTCAATTAGAAGATTAACATCTTGAATCTGATACTTCTTCATCTCAACCCAGGACTTAGAATTACCAGCCATGCAACCAAGCCACAAGTCAAAGCCCGAGTGCTTAACCTTAGCTCCGACACCCAACTTCTGTGACACATAGTCAAGCTTGTTGCTTGGGAACTTGAACTGTGACTTAACAGTTAGCATTAAGTCCATTTCCTTGTAGGGTGACGGTGGCAACATGCCGTTCTCAATAAACTCACGCTTCAGGTGCTTAGAGTCAAACGCCTTAGAGTTCCAACCTACTAGGACATCAGCTTCATCAAGTAGCTGATGGACAGTACGCAACATTTCTTCTTTACCGTCGTGAAACTCGGACTTGAAGATAACCTTCTTCTCGCCGTACCAGCGAGCGCCGAAACATAACATCTCAGTTGACTCAATGATTTGGCTGATGGCTATGTTTTGGTCCCAGAGGCCCCAAGTGTGAGCAGTTATTGGACTTGTTTCAATATCTAAAAATAGAATCTTCATTATGTTGCCCACCCGTCTTTAAGTACTTGCTTATTCTTTAAGTTTCTCATATAAATTATACCATGGCGCACCGCATCGTTTGCATGCGGCCTGCCCGGTGAATGAAGATTCATTTTCTTTAGCACTGAGTCTTCACATAGTGGTTTCTGGGTAGGTTTTTGATAAACAATATCGAGAGTAGCCTTAGGCCAAAGTGCCTCTATCGCTCCGATAATGTAAACGGGACTTAGCTCCGGAAAGATGCCAGCCCTGAGGTCAAATGACTCACAGACAATAGTATCTAATTTGATAAACTGTCCTTCATCCCAGTGCCAATCCAGAAATCCCTGCAGCCCATTGGGCACCTGCTTCTTCCACATCAACTCATATTCGTGAGCTCCGTGGTCGAACAGGGCAAGGCCCGTGGTGCCACCTGGGTCAATTCCTAGCATTGTCTTCATGTAATCTCTCCTCCTTCATCTTAATAATCTGAAGCATTTGATAACAAGCTACCGACAGTGGGTACCTAAAGCCCAACTCGAACTTCATTGCGTGGAATGCAACCGCTTCTTCGTCGAACCTCACTGTTTCAAATTTAGCTTTTCTGCTATAGTTATCCATTAAGCCACCACCTCCAAATATGTTTTACGATTATCAACAACTTCACCCACCCTGGCCTGTGACCTAAGGGCTTCAATCATGTCGTCGAATTCTCTCTTCTTCTTATTGTTGAACTTGCGGTAAGCCTCTTCATATCTAACCCTGCCACCTCGGTCAACTATGAATGCCTCAAGCCTGTCTACGTCCCTCTGCCATTCAGATGCAGAAATAGCACCAGCCATCCGCACAAGGTTCTCGAACCACTCTTCTGAGTAGCTGATAGCAATCAGCATATGAGACAGCTTAACTTCATCAGACTTCTCGTGCATGGCTAGCAGAATTGCGCACTTCCAAACAGACAAAGCCAGTCGCTGACGGCTAGGCTCTATGGACTCCTTCTCAGAGTGTGACTCTGCGACGTTTCCCATCTCCCACTTATATTGGTTGAATCTGTTAAGGGCAGCATCGCTCAGTCTAATTGGCCTTGGGTTGGGCTGCCCCTTCTTCTGCCAATAGGTAACTGAATCAAACAAACCCTTTACCATGCTGTCCAAAACTGCATCCTTAACAACAACCTCATACTCATCTGCTTGCTGAATGTCCTCTAGCTCACGACTTCTCTCAGGTGCATCAGCAGTTACGTAGATAAACCTAGCCAAGAATCCGGAACGGAAGTACTCGGTTGTTAAAACGTCGGCAACCTTGCTGGTGATACCCATCAAGTACATGATGAAGTTAGTCTCAGCACGTTCACTCTGTCGCTTGTCCTTAGAGGAACGAATCACCACAGGAACCTGCCCGTCATATAGCTCGGTGAATCGCTCAGCAGCTGAGGCCATGTAGGTCTTGTTCATGAAGTCCTTGAACATGCCCTGCACCTCGTCTCTGTGCAGCAGGCTGGTCTTCTTGTCACGCTCAGCAAGGATTGCAGTCACACCTTCAGGCGTTGCATCGGAACCGATATCAATCTGGTAGCCACCAAACTTTTCATAGTTCCTGATTAGCCTAAGCATCAGCTGTCGGCTGGTGGACTTACGGGTTAGCGTAGTTTCACCAAGCACCATGAACCAAAGGTTGAGCCCCATCTTGCCGTACCTTGGCACAGCGTATCCCCAATCTGAGAATACTGCAGACAGTGCGGTAAACGCGCTGGCAATCTGATAGCTTACAGCACCGTCAGTCTTGGAGCCGGCCCACCTGACGTATTGGTCGATGAAGGTAGGATTAAGGCTTACCACATCACGTTCTTCAGGCGTAAGTAGCGACACCTCTACCTTTGCAAACTTTGCAGAGGGAGTGTCAGATGTAATAGGTTCTGGCATGTAGTCGTCAACCTCTTGGTTGAAGCTAGACTCGGCTCGCTGAACCTCACGCCACAAGTCCCCATCGGCATCCATTCGCTTAGGGCGGTCAGGGCTGTGGTACTTGTTACACTTGGCGTGGCGGGCTACTACAAACACTTCTTCAGCAGTTAGGCCTTCGCGGAACAGCTCAAGCTCCAGCTTCCACAGCAGGCGTGACAGGTCAGCATTGTGCCCTGGACTCTCCATGTAAAGGCCAACAACCTGAGGGTTGTGGTTTAGTTTCTCCAGTACCTCAAGGATAGGAGGAAACCCAGCAGGCATAGGGGCCAGTGATAACTCACGAATCGGCTCTACTTCTACGTCGCCGTAGACCTGCTCAATCTGTTCAAATGTATATACTTCACCGGTGCTTGTTGCCTCAATGGCCCAGCCCTCTTCACGCTTTAGGTTGCGAGTGTTGGGGATGCGTAGTAGCTTAGTGGTATTCCATCCGGACTTGTCACAGCCTTGGTGTTGGTGTGCGTAAGCAATCTTCTTAGACAGCAGTGCGGCCTCGTGTGGCTCAACTTCACCATCAAGCATCCAATAGGTGTGCCAGCGTCCCTCTGAGGTTTGCACAGAGATAGAAGGCTGGAGCATGAAGTTCTCAGGCTGGCATGAGTCTGCATCAGCGTAGATTACGTGAACAGTCTTGGCGTTCTCCTTGATGCGACGAGGAGCATTGAATAGAATAGGTGAGAAGTAAACGTCTTCCATCGCATACTTGTTCGCAAGCTCGACCATCTCGTGCTTCTGCTCCGGGTACTCAAAGAACTTCTGGTCAGTCAGGTCGCCAGTGCTGGCTCCCCTAACAACCATGGTTGCAATGCCAGTTGCATCACCAAAGATGGCGGTTAAAAAGTCTGCTGTTTTCATTCTCCTCCTTTCTATATCCTCCTGTTGATTTTTGTGGTGCCCCAGCTGAGAATCGAACTCAGCAGTCCATGAGTAATACGGGAGGAGGGGAGGATGGACTATCCAATTGGGGCTAGTGTGCGTTATGCAGTCGCACCCCTGCCCTGGCTATACGGTTACCAGGTTTCCTGACCGACTGCAGTTGCGCCCAGCGAGGACAATACATCGCTAGCCGTAGTCGGAGCATCGAAGCCTGAGACTTCATTGCGTGGTGCGCCGTTGAGGTCTGAACCTACCTTGACGCGGACACCGATACCCTTACCAAGGATTTCACCGGTTACTGGTACCTTGAAGTTACCAGCCTTTACATCGTAGCCCAACGACTTGAAGAAAGCGGCTGCTTTCCATGCATCGTTTGCCGCATACAGCGGGACGTAGCTAAACACACGACGGTTCTCGTACTGTCCCTCAGAGATGCGGAACTGTACGTTGAAACGTGGCTTGCCCTCGTTTGGGCCTGAGCGTACTGTCTCTTCCTTTACGTCAAAGACAGTTGCGTTGTACGAACCAGCGGGAATTGCTTCTAGTGAACCAGTACCCTTGGACGCGAGGCTATCCTCGCTAAATGAAATAGTGTAACCCATTACTTACCTCCTTTAATTAGTGAATAGATTTTCTTCAAGCTTGGCTCCGTAATAGTCGGTGGCAAGTTGAATCGGTTCTTGGTAACCAAGCGGTCAGAAGACTCGACGACCAGCACTCGTTCTGCTGTACCGTCCTCCTTCTTCTGGGCGGTTAGGTAACCAATGATATCCGGGATTCCTGGAAGGTCCTTCTTAGACCCACCTGGGATGTTAGGCACAATCTTAACTGCGCCAGTGCTCTCATCCTTTTGCTCTTCAGCGTGTGTCAGGATGATGGCAGTGAATGGTGCGGCATGCAAGGCTCGGACTGCATCATTAGCCCAAATCTTCAGGTCGCCCCACTTGCCGAACTTGTTGCCCTTGTTCTCTGGCTTCTCGCCAAAGGACTTTTCTGCCCTGTCCATCGCAACACCAAGGGTGTCGATGATGACAGTCTTGTACTTGTGCTTGACGGTTAGCAGGTCGTTTAGTACCTTGTCAAGCTTGTCGTGGCTATCGGCGCTGATTACGTCAACGTCCTTCCAGTCACGTGCAATTGCGGATGCGCCACCCTCAACATCAATCAGCAGCACAGGCTTGAGCTCAGGTATTTCTGAGGCCGATGCGGCCAGCCAAGTCTTGCCCTTACCTGCGTCGCCGTAGATTAGGATAGTCTTGGGTGCGTTTAGCGCCTCTGCCTTGTGAATGAATTTAGAGAAAGACAGTTCCGGAAACTCGGTTGCCTTAGGTGTTGCTGGTGTTGCTGGTGTTGCACTTGGTACTGCTGGTGTTGCACTTAGTGTTTCGCCCATGTTTTATTTCCTCCTTGTAGCTAGGTTATAGATTATACCAGACCGTTTATTGCGCAGTTGAAACAGTTTGCATCCCCTGCGTAGGACTCTGGGTGTACTCCTGAGCGCAGCTCATCCCAAAGTGTTTCAAGCCTTGTCCATAGTTGCAGTGCCGACTCCTCATGATATTCAAAGTCTACCACAACAATGTCTGCTTCGTTAGTTCCGTCGCGACTGATGAATGCAAGTGCAATCGTTTCAATCTCAACGCCCATGTTGCTCAGGCCCCATGCATACAGCTGGCCCTGCGCCATGTACTTCTTCATGGTGTACTCTGTCTTTGCGTTTATCACACCAGTGTCAAGCCACTTCTGAATCCGCTTAGCCTCATCTCGCTTGGTTGTCTTCCAGTCAATCAGGTGCTTGTCCTTAACCAAAGCCAAGTCCGGTTTACTGGAAACAGTTCCATAATCCTGGAGCTCACCAAGAATAATCTTCTGCTCAACCATGCAGTCCTCAAGCTCAGGGAACTGAGCTAGGTCTGCCTTGTCAATTAAGTCCTCAATCAACAGGTGCACAGCTGTGCCAATCTTACCACCTAGCCAGTACTTGCTTGGCTCCTGTGGTACACCAGCCAAGGCCATGGCCAAGTGCTTAGTGCATGGATTAGATATCTGCGAAGCCCCTACCTTGCGTTGTTTATCACGCTCGGTCTCACTCTGCAATAAGCCAATCAACAGTTCCTTCGTCTTCAAACCAGTCATGCCCACGCTTGTACACCTCCTCCGTAAAGTTTACGCCACCCCATATGCCGTAAGTTTGTTTGCTCTCTACCGCAAAGTCGAAGCATTGCTTCAACAGTGGGCAATTGTAACACAGTTCCTCTGCCTTGTCAAGCGACACAACCTCTGGCGTGTCGAATGGTTCGGGGTTGACCTTGCATGGAGTGGCTAGGTCTGTCAGGTTTTTCTGTAAATCAGCATACAGATTTTTCTGTAAGCCCACCAACAGAAGCTCGTCTGGTATCTGGAAGTTCTCAATCACGATGGACTTCTGCTTTACCTTACCGGCCCTCTTGTTCTCTTGATACTTCTTCCTTGCGTACTGCCTTCGGCATTCTCGACAGACCCTGGTCTTATCATAGGGACGAATGAAAGTATTCTCTACTGTGAATTCATGTCCCTTAGAACAGTGAGTACCCTTAGCCCGCTTGCGCCCCCAAGGGTTGGTCTTGTCTGCTTCTTCCCATACGTACTCTACCATTTAGTAATCCTCATCTATGTCGTATTCGTGGACGGTAACTGAAACTTTCCTGTTGGTTGGCTGTGGTGCTGGTGAGAATAACATTCTGATTCCAACATATAATATGTAGATTTTCATCCACACAAAAATTAGAGCAACAACAATAAGCGGAAGAATAATAATAAACCCACTGAACACTTCCCAAAAATCGTACAACTAATCCTCCTTCAAGCTTGCCCGCAAGTCCAGCTCTCGCTGGAGTAGCGTATCTAATTGTCCCTCGTCATAAGTGTCACGTGCTACGATGTCGTACACCTGCACCACTCTCTTCTGTCCGCGTCTGCGCACTCGGTCAAGCACCTGCTGGTTTAGGATGTTGCTGTCGCTGTGACTTAGCCACACCACTGTACGACAAGCATCCTGCAATCCATCCACGCCCTCAGCAATCGCCGGAATCACAGCCACAATGAATCTAACATCAGCGTTTATGAACGCTTGCTTAGCTTCCTCGCGTTGCTTCTGACTGGCAGTGCCACTCCACTCGAATGCCACACCATCACCATACTTAGCATTGAGCCGGTCGGTCACTATCTTAGCGTACTTCTGGCTGTCTGTCAAGACCAGCATCTTCTCATTCGGGTTGTCTTCAACAATCTCCAGCAGTGCTTGGTACTTGGTGGACACTGCGTCATCGGCAAAGTATACTGAATCATCGTCCCTAATGCTTGGCACAGCTAGGGTCATCTGCCTAAGCCTAATCCTAGCAGCGATAGGCACCTCCGCAATTAGCGGGTTGTCCTTTAGCCAGACTACCAAGTCCTTCTGAAACTTCTGGTATAGCTTACGTTGAGCTGGCACTAGGTCTACATACCTAACCTCTTGCACCATGTCAATGTTGTAGTCAGGCTCTAGCCTCACATAGCAGGGCAGTGTGTTGGCGAATGCTCCTGGTTGCTTCTCTCCTACAATCTCCACGTTACTGAATGGGTTGTACTTGGTCAGCGCCCACTGCTCTACCCATTTCCAGAATGACTTAGGCACAACCTTATCGTCGGGCCATAGGAATCTGGTGACTGCCCAGAATCCTTCAAACCTATTACCGAATGGCGTACCGCTCATGGATATCTTGAACCCAGCCTTCAGGGTCTTGGCAACCTTGAATGATTTGCTTGCTCGGTTCTGCATGAAGTGGCACTCATCTACCAACACGATGTCCGGTGTAATCTTATGCCACTCTTTGGTTCGGAAGTACTCGCGCCCAATAAAGTACCATCCAGAAGCAGACTCGCTTAGCTTTCTAAAAGACTCACGCCCTTTGGTGCTACTGTCTATCTTGTGCAACCCGTCTGCTGTGTAGTCGGTCTGCCTCTGGATGGTGTCGTGCCAGCCCCAGTAAGTGTTCAGGGGTGCAATGATTAGCACTGTCTTCGCACTTAGGCGAATAGCCACCTCGGTTGCCATTAGGGTCTTGCCGGTACCCATCAAGCTCGCGTTTAGTGCGGCGTTGGTGGGTTCTGCAATCATCTTCTGAATGGCAACTTCCTGCTTTGAATCAGGCGTTAGCTTGGGCAGCTTGGCTCTCATTGCTCTCCTCTCTGTGACACTCACAGCTACAGTCTACGGTGACTGCTGTGGTCTGGCAATTATTGTGGTCTGCCATAAGGCACCACCCAAACATTCCGTATTGCTTGGGTGGTAGTTGGTCTTCTTGCTTGCGCTTAGATGTCGGCAAGCGGGTCGGAGTAATCGTCGTCTAGGAAGATGTCAGGGTACAACTGCTTGACTCTCTCTTCTGCTGTTGAGAACAACTCAAAGTATTCTCTTCCGTTAGTGCGTGGTGCACTGACCCATAGCTCATACTCGTTGTCGAATCCGAACTCAATCTCTCTACCTACCTGCTCGGTGTAGTACTCGCTAAGGTTAGTTGCCTCTTCGAATACCTCAAGGTATCTATCTTCCTGCATCCAGCACCTCCCTGACTACGCCTTCCCTGTACAGCACAGACTGAACCCACAGGTCGCCGTCTACTGCTGTTATGTTCTCTCCGTCATCGTCAATCGTGAATGTCGCTTCACCTGTCTGCTGGTCAGCACCGAATGCTACAATCCTAACCGATAGCTGGTCACCGTACTTGGCAACCCGTAGGGCAGATTTAGGTGCCACGCTGTCATCATCCACTCCGGCATCCTGAATCAACTTCTTGATAGTCGCGGGGTCTGAACTGCCATAGACTTGGCCTATCTGTCGGGCGGAATGTCCCTCAATCAGTGCCAACCTAATGGCCTCAATCAGTTCGTCATAATAAGGCGCTGTCTCATTGGCGATAAAGTCTGCAACCTTCTTGCGGGCTTCCTCTACTGCCACCTTGTGCTTGCTCCTGGCCTGTTCGACAGCAGTTAGTCTGCCTGTGTCCGGCTTAGCTACTCTTGCCATTCTGGTTCCTTCCTGTCCTCAAAGTAATGTACTCCCTCTTCACAATCAGGGCAGATATACCATTCGTCTGCCACCTTGTTGTCATTGAAATAGACACTCTCTGTCCACTCGAATAGGCAAGCGGGGCACTCTATCGTGCGGTCTTCATCGGTTGAGAAGACTCCTGAACCCATCCAAGTGTCTCTCACGATGCGTCAAACTCCACGACAATAATGTCATTGGTGTTGTGTGGCTTCTTGCTAATGTAGTAAGCAATGCGGTTCACGAATGCCTTGCCGTTCACCACTACTGAATCCTCATCGCCATCAACTAGAGTCCACACGAACTGCTCTGGCATAGAGTTGATATAGTTCAAGTCCTCGCCGTAGGTCTCATACATCCGCTCTTCAGGGTCGTAGGTCTCATACCATTCTTCATCGCGTATAGTAATTACTGGTTTGACTGTCATTAGTAGCTCCTCCAAACTTTTAGTGTCCATCCGCGTAGCCTATCATCAAGTAGGTAATCTGTCAAGGCTCTCTCTAGCCTTACGAACTGAAGCTGAACCCAGTCCTCGCTCTCCCTGTCATTGAATCCCTCATAGCTATCAGGGTTGTTCGCGATATCTCTGGCCTTCATAATCGCATCAGATATATCGCTTCGGTCTACCATTAGTTCGTACTCATCTGACTCCGGCTCTCCTGCAAGCTCCCATAGGAACCTGTCAATCGCACCGCCCTTGTGCCATGTTGCAATCGGGATGCTAATCTCAATGTTGCGGGTCGCGTTGTGTCGTACCCCAATGTCTAGTGGGATAACATCCTCTAGCGCCCTGGAAATCTCATCGTATTTACTGCCATCTAGTGCCTCAAATAGATAGTTGGTTGCTCTTAGGTAAGTTGATAGTCCCATTAGTTTCCTCCTAGTGTAATCTCATATGCTGGTAGACTGTCTAGCCATCTCTTGATAACGGGTGGTGTGTCGCCTTGGCGTAGGTAGTCGGTGGTGTCCCAGAAGTC